GTTGCTCAGGTCGGGGTAAAGCGACTTGAACCCTTGATTGTATGTGTCCCGCGCAGAATCCAGTATTGCCCACGAGCCGGTTGAATTTGTTTTCTTGACCATCACCCAGCGCGGCCTGAACCCCAAGAACACAAACGGCCCATCCGCGCTGCCGTTGCCGGTGTAGCTGCCGAAGCGGCTAAAGCCTGCGACCTCGGCGAAACAGTAGGCAACAATTCCATTTCCGCTACCATTAACGTCTGAATATGTTCCAAGACTAAATACTGAACTTGTAGGAAGTGTGCTATTCATTACCGTACTACCGCTACTTGATGAAACAGCGTTGGTAAGGTTTAAATAGATATACTGAATTGCGCTAAAGCTGGTATGCCAAACGACCCAAGAAGCTGTTGCACTTCTGTTCTTCCAAATAATCATCTTTGGAGCAACACCAAGCCCATGTCCCACAGTCGCGTTAGCGCCCGTGCCGGTATAGGTTGCAATGCTGACCCCAGAAGTCGTGCTGGCACTGACAGTACTGGTGATGCTGCCTGCGGTGTTGGTTACAGCGGGAGTGCCACCTGCTTTCCATTGCCAGCCGACAAAAGTAGTGCCGCTGCCGTTAACGTTGCCATCGCTGCCCAGCGCAAATCCGTTGCTGTTAAATGCAGTCAAAGAGTTCGCAAGCGATGCCTCTGCCGCAGTCTGGTTGGAACTGAGGTAGTTCAGCGCTCCCCTCTGCGCGTCATACAACAGGTTAGACGAAATCGTGCTGCGAGTTTTTAGCCAAACCAAATCAGGCTGCATCGAACCGCTGTTCGTGATGCTTTGCGTTGCACCAGTGCCCGTGTAGGTCGTCGCATCCATCCACTGGTTGCCCTGCACAATCGTCGAGGCAGGCAGGTTGGTGGTGTTCAGGGACTTGAAGCCGGTAGGCGGGGTGTAGGTGAAGGGGCGCTGGCCGTAATTGACAGAGCCAGCGGTAGTGCGAGATGTGCCGCCGACGTTATGAACAAGAAGCGGAAGATACGATCCAGACAAGCTAGAGAACGCTGTCCCCTGGCTTGTGTTGTTCTTGTAGAAAACGAGCGTTCCGGCATCCATGTCCAGCGCCACACCGATCACATCGTTGTTCGTGTAGGACGCGCCATAGGAAGAAGCCGTGCCGCCAGTCACCTTGTTGCCGTCAGCTTTGTAGGCGTATCCGCTGGTCACGTTATCGGTCGCAGCAGAGTTCGGCGAGTACGTCGAGTCTTGGATGCCGATGAACAGATTGGGGCCACCACCGACGTCGGTCGGCGTAACTTCCCAGTACCATTTGCCACTAGAAACGGCAATAGTAGATTTCAGATACAGCGCATTGCTGGCCGATGAAGTAATCGACCAGTTAAGGTTGGCGTTGGAAATCGTGAATGCCGCAGTAGACAGCGGGTTCAGCGTGGCGTAATTCCCCCGACCATTCCCACCATCAGCCCACAGCGTCGGCACATCCAGCATCGAGTCGTAGGTCGAGCCGCTGGTCACCGAGATGTTGTTGGGCGTCCAGTTGTTGCCGTTGCCCGAGTAGTCCTTGCCGATGGTCGTAGCGGTGTTGCTGCTGTTATCGGAGAAGTTCAGTAAGAAGCCGTTAGTGCCGTAGGTGCCCGTGTACTTCTTGGGTTTCCACACGCCGATCAAGGTGTCGGTTTCACCGAAACTGCTGGGCGTGAGGGCTTGGCCGTCGATGAAGTTGATCTCGGTGAGGTAACCATCATAGTAATAACTTACACGAAAGAACAAACCTTGATATTGAATAACATTGTTGTTAATTGCAAAATCATCGTTTTGGTTAATTGTTAAGCCGCCACTAACTGTTTGTTGAACTCCGTTAATATAAATCTTGAATCTGTTTGACTGGGTGGCCTGCGTAGTGTCCATAGCTAACACAACGTGATACCAAGCGGAAGGATCGCGGAAAACTGCTGTCGTGTTTAAGTTTCCAAACCCAGCAACATCAACGCCAATCTGATCCGAAGAATTGAATCCAAACCTGATGTCAGTTGTGCCTTTGCTTCCGGTTTCTGTTTGGGCAGCAGAAAGCAATATTGCTTGATCGTATGATAATCTTCCACGTTTAACCCACCCACTCCATGTCCATGTACGTCGGTTGCTGGCGGTGCTAGGAGTGCGGTTGAAGTACGCAGATGCGCTCGAGCGCAGGCGCACCGAGCGGCTTATCTGGTAGCCCTCGTCACCCAAGAGCATCGGGATGGCGTTTACCACGCTCACTTGCGATCTCCGATCAGACGGGCGGTGATGTTGGTCGTGCTGTCAACGTAATAGGCCAGGATATCTACAGCAGCGGCCGTGGTGGTTAGTGTTGGAGCAGCTCCAGCCGCGAAGTCCCAGTAGCTACCAAAGGCCAGCGTGCGAGAGCCAGTTCCGTCTTGGGTCAGTTTGATAACCCCAGACTGTCCAGCCACTAGGTTCGTCGGGTTGGCCAGGGTGCGGTTGCCGCCCAGCGTAACGCTGAAGTTGTTGGCAACAGCAAAGTCGGGGGTGATGGTCGCGCCGTCAGTCAGAGCGGAGACCGATCCGCGCTGGGCTGCGGTAAATGACTGCGCCACGTTGGTCACAGCATTGTTTGCATCGTAAGCCTGGACGTTAGTGCCAATCGCCAACCCCAAGGCCGTGCGAGCAGCTGATGCCGTAGCTCCGCCGGTTCCTCCTTTGGTAATCTTCAAAATAGGGCCGGCATCAAACAGCGCGTCGATGGTATCGAGGTCGGTGTTGATCTTGGTGCCCCAGGTATCCGTGGAGGCACCGACTTCCGGTTTAGTCAGAAGCAGGTTAGTGGTAGTTGTATCGGCCATTTATCACCTCATGCAGCAATCTGCCACGTTTCAGAGTTTTCGGAAATAGGGGTCCAAGTTTCTGCGGTGTCGTCTTGTGCGACCCAACTTGTTGATTCGTCAGAAACCGCAGTCCAGACCTCGTCCGTGTCCGGGATGCTCGTCCATGTTTCTGCCGTGTCAGATTCTGGCACCCATTTTAGAACACCATTGATGTTCATGCCAGAACTAGATGCAATGAAAATCGCGCCAGGCTGGACTCGAACGCCATTAATGGAAACTGCCGACTCGGCGTTAATCGTCACCGCCTGGTTGACGATGACGCTGGTGCTCACCGTCATGTCTGCCCAGGCGTCAATCAGGATGCTAACCAAAGGCACCCGGACCGCCGAGACCGACATCGCACTAACATCATTTGCCGCAAACGATGCCACCGCATACCGCACCGCGGAAAAGCTGACCGACGAGGCACCGGCAACGGAGAAAGCGCCTACGGCGTAGCGTAGGGCGCTGATCGAAACCGTCGACTGAGCGGAAATCTGGGCCGACGCAGCCTTGACGACGTTAGCCGCGGCCGCCATCGAAGACGAGGCCGAGACGCTAAACGAGGCGCTGCGAACAGCGGCAGCGGAAACCGCCGCGGTGGAGGTGGCCGCAATAGAGACGACGCCAATGGCGTAACGCACCGACGAGATAGTCGCCGATGAGACGGCCGCAATCGTCAGGCTCGGCTGAAACGAACCTCGAGAATAGTTGCCTGCGCCATAGGAGCCATAGCCATAGCCGACCCTCGGGTCCGAATACTGGCCTACGCCATATGACCCTACGCCGTAAGCAGCCATGATTAGGTCAGGGTCACGTCCAGATCGCCGGCCGGAATACGCAAAACGTCGCCGTCGTTAATCGTGCGTGCGGTAGACAGCGCAGCCCAGGCCAACATATTGCCGCCGGTGGAGGCGTCAAAAATTGCTGCCCAGCCAATCGAACCCCAGTTCCCGCCAGAGGCCGCAGCAAATTCAATTGCGGCCGAGTTCGTGGCATTGGTAGGCGACGTGCCAGATACAGTAATCGTGCCGGTTGCGACACGCGCATAACCGCTGCCAGAAACCTCAGTGCCGCCGCCCGTGTCGGACGGGGCAGCCGTGAAGAGGCCGATATACCACGCCGTGGGGCGGGTGGCGCTGTTGGTGGTGAGAAGCCAGTTAAGAACCAGGTTCTCGGTGTAGTCGGTAAACGATGACATTTAAAACACTCCTTATCCGAAAGTCCTGGCTCGCATCATCACGGCACCGCCAGAGGTAGCACCGCGGTCGTCGGCAATCTGCAGCTCCTCGAGGCCCCGAGTGTAAATCGCAGCCCATACCGGGATTCTGGCATCATCCTTCAAATACGGCGCGGCTTGCATCAGCGAGCCATAAAGATACACATCAGGCGCCTGCGAAAGCAGCCAGTTCGACGCGACAGAATTAGACAGCTTAGTCAGTTTCGCGTAATAAATCAGCTCTGCGGTATAGGTGTTGTCCGGCACCGGCAGCACGCGGATCTGGCCGCCCACAATGCCGAAATATTGGGGTTTACCCGCAGATATATAAGTTGTAGATTTAAGGCTGTCCAGAGCGTCGATAGACTCAAACGTGAGCGCCGTAACCGGGTTCGTGTTCAGCTTGATCGACTTGGTCTCCAGAAAGTCAGCCGGCACAGCGCTGTACTCGGTATCGATCGACGCGGTAGCGCGCACGATCATCTGGCGGGTGCGCAGCGTGCGCTCAATCTGAGCCTCTGCCAGAGCGATGAAGTCCGGGACAACGCTGGTTAGGTCGGTGCGGTTTAGCCAGTCGGCAACCGACGCCTTCAGCTCGGTATATGTCGTCAGTGCCATTAGGTTCCCTTCGCTTTTTCCAGATCCTTGATCGCCCAAGTGTGATCGTGCTTGAACTCGAACATCCCGATATGTCCGATTTCCTTCGACACATCGTGGTCAATCCAGATTTTAAAGCCAGCTTCGCGCGCCTTCTTACAAAAAAACACGTCCTCGCCAATGTATCCACGCTTATCGCTACGCCAGGGCGTTTCGTACCACGGTTCACTTAACGCCTTGAACACGCCAGCCTTGATGAGCATCACGCCCATGCCAACAGAGCCAACTTCCTGCAGTCCGGTGCTCTCTGGCATCGACCAGACTAGCTCGCGGTCGCCGTTTTCCTTATAGATCTGAGCAGTCGGCCCGGTAGGCATACGGCGCCTGGCGCAGTTAGTCGCCACAATATCCACATCATGCGCCAGCAGGCGCGAGATCATGTCCTGCGGAAACCGCATATCCGAGTCGATAAACAGCAGGTGCGTGCAACCCTCGCGCATCGCATCCAGCGATAGCTCGGCGCGCTGGTTTGCGATCAGCGTACCCTCGGAGATCTTCAACGAGATCGCGTCGTTTGTGTTTAACGTGTGGTGACACACGAGGTTAACAAGATCGTAGGTGAACATGGTGTGAACCATGTCACGCGCAGGGGTGCAGACAGCGATGTAGTTCGTCTTCATACCTGCCCCGGACGCACGCGGAAATGACGATTTTCTGGATCGTTTAGCCAGCGCTTCATGTACGCCTCGTCCTCTAGCTTGCCTTCGGCCTTGAGCTGGTAGTAGAGACTCAGCGGAATCGACGCCACGCGGGACCATTCGCCCCAGCGTGCGCGCTCATCCATCTGATTAAATTCTTGCTTGTTCTCTTCAATGATCGCAGACACATCTTGCTGCGTCTGGATGGTGGCCTCGTCTTTTTCTTCGTCGTAGTGCCACGTCCTGGTGATCCCTAGGTCTTTGTTTACGTCAAACAGTTTTGAATTTGTCATTTTTTGGCTAAAAGTTAAAAAAGGGGACCAGGTTTCCCTGATCCCCTCGTCTCCGATTAGGAGGTCACCAGGTCAGCAGCCAGACCGTGGGCGTTCTCGGCCAGAACCTTCAGGCCCCACTCGACGATCAGCATACGCTTTTCAGCGTCGCCGGTCTTGGCGAGTTCAACCTGTTGGTACGGGCGCAGAATGACCATTTTGGCGTAATCGGGATCGATCACGAAAGCGTCACGCTCACGCTGGAAGCGGTTAGGCACCACGTTCACGTTACCGAAGTCCGACACATAGATGTCGGCGGCGCCGATGATGGTGGCAGGACGCGCACCGCCATCGATGTTGAAACGCGAAGAGGCAATGCCCGAGAAGCCAGAGACGCGCTGCTTGTTAACAGGGCCGGTCATCAGGATCTTGGGAGTGCCGCCAGCGGTCCACACCTTCTGAATCACGTTCTTCAGGATGGTCTCGGTGAAGGTGCGCGCGGTGCCATCAGTACGACCCAGCGTGGGCAGGGTGGTATAGGTGGGGCTGACGCCGTTGGTGGTATCAAAGTCCACGTTGGTCTTGATGAACGCCTGCAGAGAAGCGGTGGTGCGAGCAGCGGTGGTGCTACCAGAGGTAGTGCCAGCGTTGTTCAGCATCACAAACTCTTGATCGCGCTTGAGTTCAGAAGAACGCTTGGCGATCTGGTAGGCGACTTCCGAGCGACGACCGGCCTTGTTCACCACCTCTTCGGTGTTAGACAGGACGATGGTTTTGCGGGAGATCTGCGCATAGTTCTGCAGACGCACGGTAGCGGTGACGGAGTCAAAAGACGTCACGTCGTCGCCCTCGAGCTGCGAATTCGCCGCGGCCGCCGCGAGCGTATCGGTTTGCCACTCATACAGAGTGTTGGTCACATTTTCCCGGCCAATGTTGGACATGAACGGGGTCTCTTCGGGAGCAATGTTAGTGATAACGTTGCTCAGGTCTTCACGGATACCCTTGGCAGAGTAGGTCGTGAAGGTATTGGTTACGATAGCCATGATTTACCTCGATAAAAGAAGTTCGATTGCAGAAGCCGCATCATCGACGCGGCCGGTTTTGGCAAGACGCTGGTTTGCTCGAGCGCTATCACTCATCTGAGACACTCGTCCTGCTGCGCCAGGCTTGGCAGGTCGCGGTCCGTTGTTAGCCGGTTTGATGTTGGCCCGTTTGGCCTGCATCTGGTCATACAGCGCGGCTTTACGCAGCGCCAAAACCACCCGGTGGTCGTAAATGTTGCCAAGCTCTTGAGGTGTGAATCCCATCTTCTGACCGAATTCAACGAGCATCGCTTTCTCGGCCTTCGCCTTCGCGGGATCTTTCCACGCCGGCAACGCCTCAATGAGCGCATCAGACTCTTTGGCCTTCACAGCCTGAAACTGCGCCATCTGCTCCTTTTGCGAGATCTCGGCAAGCCGCGCCTGCTCGGCCTGAATAGCCGCGGCCTTTTCCCGGTTCTCTCGCATCACCTCCCGCTGCCGCACATATTCGATTGGGTCCTCTTGGTAGAGGCGTTCCCAGTCGATATTAGGCTCTGCCGCGGTCTTGATTTGCTCACTTAACGCCGTCAACAACTGAGCATATTGCTCTCGCTCGGCCCGGACTGCCTGCAGTTCAGCTTCGGCGGCTTTACGCGCCTCTGCGACCTGCTGCGTTTTCCGGGTGTAATCCTGAGTCCGGGAATAGCCCTTTTGGAGTTCGTCCAAAGTAACCTCGACCTCCTTACCGTCAACTTTGACGGTGAAGATCTCGGGCTTTGCCTCGTCCTGGGTGTCTTCCTCTAACTCAGGTTGTTCAGCCTCCGATTGCTCTGCGGAATTGTCTTCGTCTTCCGCGAGCTCTTCGGGGGCTGCCGCAGTCGCGTCCTCATCTTGAGGTTGCGACTCTTGCGTCTCACCGCTTTCCTGTTGTCCTTCTTGAGGCAGTATTGCGGAGAGTGCTTGGACCGCTTGGTCCATATTTAGGGGGCCGCTGGGCGCACTTGCCTGGGGCGTAGGTGCATTCATTGGTTAAAAATCCTTCAGTTATTTCTTTTGAATACGCTCAATGGCGCGCTGCGCCACCTTGCCGTTATCAATCACCTTTGTGAGCTCAAGCCGCAAATTTTCAATTGCCCGGAGCATTGACCAGCACTGCTCGCGCTTTGCCGTCTCTTCTGCTCGCGTTGACTTGAACACCCAAACCTGATCGTTCTCCAACTTGGCCAGCGCAGCCGATAAAGTTTCGTCCTCTATCAGTTGCTGCGCCTTACGGCCTTTTCTTACTGCCTCGTCTTCCGTCATTGAGCCATTCCGTTAAAGTTGATGGGGGCAGGCATTTGCGGTGCCTGAGCTGCCTGCATAGCAGACTGCACGATGGCCGTCTGCTGACGCATTGCCTCACGGTCCACATTCTGCATCGCCATCAATTCGGCGTTGCTGATCTGGGTGCCGTACTTTAATTCCAATTCGTATTTTTTCAATAGGAACTCTTGAGCCAGCTGGTCGCGGCGGAAGTCATCGTCGCGCATCATCTCCTGGCGCTTGAGCTCCAGCTCCGCGGCCTTCTTCTGGATGTCAGCCTGGATCGACTCGGCCTGAACCTGCGCCAAAACCTCTTCCGGCGTGGGCTTGGGCTGCTCCTGCGGGATCTGGAAGTCCGCCGGGATCATCTGGAAATACTGCGAGGCGTCCTTAAAGCCGGACAGTTCCACCATCTTTTGCAGCGTGCGCGAGTACATCTGCGGGGTGACCATCGGATTCATCAGTCCGTACTGATCGACAATCGCCTTTTGCATCTGCGAGATCATCGTCAGAGCCTGCAGGCGCTCATTCGTGTCGCCTTGGCCGAGACCCACGTTAACGGACACATCCATCGCCACATCCCAAGCGCGCGGGTCAATCGAGACCCACTGATTACGCAGGCGAACCATCCGCGGCTTGTCTTGGTGCGTGGTCAGCAGGTACAAAATGCCCTTAAAGAGCTTCTTGAAACCCTCGGCCATGATGCGCGCAGTCAGCTCAATGCGGCCGTGAGAGGCGCTGATCGTGGCCGCAACAGCCGCCTTTGTGGACGACTGCAGCGCGTCAGCGTTCAGACCCATCGCGGCCTTGCTCATGCCAGTGCGGTCCTCGCGCAGCTGGTCCAGATACTCGAGCATTGAATAGCCAGCTTGGCCCACGAAGGGCTGCGACAGGGGCTGCACCATCCCCGGAGCGCGCATACGAATCACGGCGCCGGTCTCGTTATTGAGCACATCGTCGATATTGACCTGGCCTTCGACAACCGCGGTGCGCGGGTGGATCGACTGGGCCAGAGAGTCCAAGGTATTGCGCAGAACCTGCGACTTGATCTCCTGGACGTCGTGCGTAATGTCGAAAACGCTCATCGCCTCAATGGGCGAGGTGTGCGGCTCAGGGTCAAACGGGAAGTCGACGAAGGGAATATAAGAACCGGGCAGGTTGCGAACCAGTTTGTAGGACGAGCCCATGCAGCAGATCTTGCGCAGCTCAGGCAGCCCATCGCCGTCATAGTCAACCCGCAGATACGCCTCAACGTACAGCAGGCGGCGCTGCATCGGGTTCATCGAATCATTCGATCCCATCGTGGTCGACAGCGGCTGGCGAGCCAGATATTCGTCGTTCGTGTCCAGATCGGTCGACGAGATATTGGGCTCGATCTCGTCCATGTCGTAGCCCATCTCGAGCAACTCACCCACGGTGAGCATTTGACGGTGAGCGATGATCCCGGCCTCCTCAAACGAGCGAGCGCGCCGATCAATGATCAGCTCCTCGGGGGGCACCGCCATGATGCGGATACGACCATCGCGCACCACGCGCTTGATCTGCACGTCGTGCAGCATCGGCACGGGCGGAGCCTCCACGCCGGTGGCGGCAGCAGCGGCTTGAGCCACCGCAATCTCTTCCTGCGAGACGGCGGGGTCGGGATACGAGACGACGATCTTGACCTCGGCGTCCTCAGACATCAAAAGCTGTACAGTTTGATCGTCTAGCCCCGAATAATCCTCAATTCGCACCTGGGCGGTGTCTTCCCACCAGTATTTGGCGATGCCGCATTTGCGCACCAATGCGTCCTTAAAGATCGCATAAGACTGCATAAAGCCGTTGTTATCGGCAGTAAAGACGTAATTGGCGTAGTCCGTAGCCTGCTGGGCGCTGGCCTCGTCCTCCGGACCGCGGGGGACGAACTCGACGACGTTCTCGGTGGAGAAGAACACGCGCATCAGCGAAGGCATCATGGCCGAGACCGTGTCGCGCACCTCCATCGCCACGACCTGCGAGCGGCCGTCCTCTTCGTTGCCAAACGGGTCACCGCGATAGTATTCGGTGCCCTTTGCACGAATCGGAGAAATGTCCGAATCAATATAAGAAACAGCGTCAGTCAGTTCGCCGTTAATGATCGCCTGCAGCTCGCCGTCATCCATGACTTGCGGCGCTGCGACATCTACTGACACGGGCATTTCGTTTGTATTCATATCCTCACCATTTCACCTTATTGGCCCAGTACGCCGCGCTCATTTTGCCCTTGGCAATGTTCTGCGCGTGACGAGCCTTAAACGCCTCATTACGCTTGCTGCCCTCGGGCGAGCCGCTCACGCCTTGCTGGCCAAAGCGAATCAACTTGACAGCATCACCCGACTTTGCAAGCACAGCATGGGACTTAGTGGCATGGCCAGGCGTGCGCTTTGGCTTGTTATAGCCAGAGAAAACCTCGGAACCGCGTTTAATCGTCATTGCTGCGCCCCAAACCACTCAAGTGCGTATTCTGGCCGATTTTCTCTTATCCAGGGAACCGCCGCCAGCGTCAAAGCCTCGCCGTCCATCCCCGTCGACTGCGATCCGACGTGATGAACATACGAGCGCGATAAGAAATTCTCGTACCCCGCGGCCGTCAAATCGCGGCAGTGAACGTCATCCGAGTACCAGTTCAAGGGCGGGAACTTCGCCACCGCCCACGCCTGGCGCGAGATATAACCGAATATAGGCGAGACCACCTCCATCGGGCAAATGCAGTCCTCCCAGGGGAACTTGAAGAATTGCAGCTCCTGCTTAAACGGATTGCTGCGAATGTTCTGCATAGGCCGCGCCGCATCGCAGCGCGAGACCACCCACCCGATAGGCTCGCCCACCTCGTGCTGCAGCGTCACCACGTCATCAAGCAGGTCGTAGTAGCTGGTCGGCGTCAGCACGACATCATCATTTGCCACCACCACGCCGTCATACCCGTCGGCAAAGGCGACATCAATGATCTCGTTGTAATCGGCGCCGAAGTTATTCGCCGCGCCGCGCACCTGCTTATAAACGTCGTACTGCGGGGCATTGAAGGGCGTGCGCAGATACACCTTTACGGCGGGCGCGTACTCGCGGCAGCTGGCGAGCATCACCGGCAAGCACTTGCCAGAGACACTCGCCACCACGATTGCCACCTTCATTTCTTCGGTTTCTTGGCCGTCTTGGCCGCTGCTTTAAAAGCGCCGGCCGTGGGGGCGCCGGGGGCACCAGGTTTACGCATACGCTCACCCGAGCCCGCCTTGATGCGCTCGCGCTTGGCGGCAATGTTGGAGTACAAGCCAGCAGGTTTAGCTTTCATCGTCTTCCCCTTCCATAGCAGCATTAGATCCGGGGGCGTACTCTTCGCCCTCATCTTCGCCCTCAACTTCTTCGTCTTCAGCGATCCAGGCGCGGCAGGTACGCGAGGCAGCGCACTTAAAGTCAAAGATCTCGCAGTAACCCAGATCGCCGGCATCAATCACCGACCACGGATCGCCGTCCTCGCCCATGCCCTTTGCGATGCACTGCAGCATTTCCTCGCTGCGGTTAAAAGCGCCGCAGTTGCCGCACCGCGACATCTTCGCGTCCTCGGGCGAAACTTCCCACTCTTTGGCCATCTCGCGCCAAAAGCCAGTATTAGGCAGCGCTGGATTCTCCGGGCCGTACATCGCAGCTTCAATGGCGCGGCCGCGGTTCTTCAGGTTCAGCGTAACGTCGCCCGTGGCGGGCGGGCACTTCATGCCCTCTTCGTATTCTTCGGCCATCATTTGCCCTTCTTCATGGGTTTGGATTTACCCGCCTCAGACAATGCAATAGCAATGGCCTGCTTGGGGTTCTTGACAACTTTACCTCCGGCGCCGGAGTGCAGCTTACCCTTGCCGTACTCCGTCATCACCTTGCTAATCTTCTTCTCAGCCTTGGTTCTCTTCATCGCATTCACCTTTTAGGTTAAGCCAGTCTCGGAATATTACGCCGCAACGGCTGATTCCACTTCGTGCCCGCGCTCGAGCCGTAAGTGCCCACTACGGCATCAGACGCAAACGTCAAACAAAACGCATCGGCCCGGTCAGGCGAAGGCAGGCCGCGCTTGCGAATCTCATCTTTGCCCTCAATCTGGATTTTGCCGCTGCTGGTGAAACTGTAGCGCACAGTAGCCAATTCCGAAACCAGCATCTCATCCTTTGGCAGCCAGCAGTCGCGGGCCTCCAGCCACGCCTTGGCCTTGTGCCATAGCTCGGCCTTCAGGTTCCGATACGTCGATCCCATCGCCGGCGACTCCGCGACGTTGATGCCGCGGGCAGGCAAACCCAGCTCCCGCAGCCGGTCAACAACGCCAGCGCCCAAACCGATAGAGTCCACCAGGATCTCGCGGGGGCGGGCGCTTGGGGCTAGGATCTCGTACTCCGCAACCACCGCGCCGGTGAGCTGCATCAGATCGAGGTTCTTCCACGTCTTGATGGGCTCCAGCAGCGCGTTACCCTGGCGCTTGCACAGAGCGCTACGGTCACTGCCAAAGCGGGCGACGTCCAGGCCCCACACCACGGGCGCGTGCGCGCTTGGTGAAACGTCCCGCGCCAGGGCCATCTCGAGCAGCTCCATCGGGATCACGGTGTCATCGTCGCTGCGCGGGAACTCGCCCAGCACGCGAATGCGGTAGGCGTTGCTCTCCTCGCCGTAACGAGACTTCATCTCCTCAATGTACGCCTGGCTCACCCGCGGCGAGTTCTCGCAGGAAACGCGCAACGTCACCCAGTCGCCCGACAGGCGGTTATGCGTATCGTAGAAAAAGCCGCTAGACCTCACCGGGTTGCCAAGCAGCAGCGTCACGGCGCTGTGGCCAGACATCGAGCCGGCTGCGGCCTCGAAGACCTGCTCCGGGATACCCGAGGCCTCGTCGGCCACCAGCATCACGTTATCGCTGTGCACGCCCTGGAGCGCCTCGGGCTGCTCGGCTCGGCTGGTCCTGGCCGATATGAACGCCTCGGTGTTCGCATCCTTGACCTCAATGCGGTCCTGCTTGACCTCGATCTGGTCGGCAAGCATCGGCGGGCGCACCTTTACCCACCGCTTGACCTCGGCGAAGAGGGCGTCGTACAGCTGGCTGCTCGTCGGCGCGGTGACCACGATCTTGACCGGAAAACGCAGGAACAGGTACCACAGCATCGCCCACGCGGCGGCCGTCGACTTGCCTACGCCGTGGCCGCTGCGGACGCTGATGCGCCTGTTGCCCTTGGCAATGTGATTCAGAAACTCAATCTGCCACTCGTCCGGCGTGGTGTTGAGCACCTCGCGCACGAACAGGACCGGATTGTTCTTGTATCGCTTGACGAAGTCGACAAACGGGTTATTCGCCAGCTCAACTTCTAAATTTTTTTTCAAGCGATCCATCTCCATTTGCCACCGACCAGATCGTCGCCAACGGGTTGCGCCTTCCTGTTGTCTCGGCTGTGCCACATCGCGGACGCGCCGCCAGCATCGGCCTTGTCCAGCATAAAGCCGGCAGCGCGAAGACTGGCCCCGCCTTCATCCGGCAATGTGTAAGTGTAGATGCGCCTGTATCCGAGCGCCTTGGCGGCACGCCGCGCGGCAGCGTAAAGGATGCTGCAAGCGTTGAAGGTTCCATCAGTGCAAAGCCTGGTTACCTCCACCGTCACTCCGTCGTCCAGCCGGCGCGCCACAGGTCGGCCAACAATCGCAACCCCACACAAAGCGCCGTCAGACCTAACTCCAACGCTAAATTTGTGCCCCACTGTTGGCTTGCTATGGCGGTGCATTGCGGCGACAAACTCGTTGGCCTCCTTCAGCGTTACCGGAAAAATTTCTAAATTTTTTTTCGCGGGCACGTTGTTCGTGAGGGTGGGGGGGGAGGGGGTGCGGCGACGTGATTATGTACGCAAGTCTCGGATTTTGGGAATCGGTAGGTGTTTAGCGCCGCCACAACCGCCCCGCCGCCGCGCCGACCGAGGGGGGGTCTCGCGCCGTCCGCGGCCAGGAGCCCGAGCCGCCGCTGTGGACAAGTTGCGCTGCACCGCACACACGCGGTCTCGAGGCCGCGCTGCGCTAAGTCGTTGATTTCATTGCTTTCTTACGCGTAGCTTACGTTTGCAAAGAAATACAAGAGTCATTATGTCAAATTGTGATGCGTGCAAAACCCGCGTTTTGCTGCTTTTTTGGGCACTTGGCCGCGTATCCACAAGCTTATGTGGACAACTTGGGCGTGACTTCTGTGGATAAGTCCTCGACCACCTCGACGTGCCGCAGCGCGTTCATGCGCAGATCCTGGACGTTAATGTTGATCTGCTGCGCTTTTTGTAGGCCGTAAGTCTTCTGAT